GACAAATATCCGGCCTTCTCTGATCCGCTGCCATGTGATGGCGGGAACGGTGCAGGCTACGGTGAGGCAAACGGCATCTGCGGAGTCAACTGCCGCCATACATTCTATCCGTACTGGGAAGGGATCAGCGAGATCCCTGAAGCTCTTCCTGAATACGAGCCCGTGGAAGTAGACGGCAAGGAGTACGACTACTACAAGGCCACCCAGGAACAGCGGAGCATGGAGCGCGAGATCAGAGCACTGAAGCGTGAGAAGTATGTGGCAGAGGATAAAGAAGCCGCTCAGGCAATACAGCGCAAGATAAGCGCAAAAACGACAGAATATCATAATTTTAGCGATGCAGTCGGCATCCGAGCCAAGGACAACAGGCTCAGGGTCGTGGCATAGCGCAGAGTGGAGCAGTCTGGAAGCTCGCCTGGTTCCTTGCCAGGAGGTCGCAGGTTCAAATCCTGCCTCTGCTATTTCCCACCGGAGAAAGTCCGGTTAATAAATCATTTTAGGAGGATCATAAGCATGAAGAACATCGAAACCATCTTGAAGGAAGCAGGCCTTGAAGTCACAGCCGAACAGCTGGCGGCCATCGACAAAGAGGTCAAGGAGAACTACAAGACCGTCACCGACTACGACAAGCAGAAGGACAAGCTCACTGCTGCCGAGGACAAGGTCAAGACTCTCACAGAGAGCCTGGACAAGTTCAAGGACGTGGACGCTGACAAGCTCAACAGCGAGATCGCTGACCTGAAGGAGCAGCTTGCTAAGAAGGACAGCGACTACAAGGCTCAGATCGCAGACCGTGACTTCGACGAGATAGTCAAGGACGCCATCGCCGAGGCGAAGGGCAGGAACGTGAAGGCCATCAAGGCGCTGCTGGACGTGGACACCCTCAAGGCTTCCAAGAACCAGAAGGCAGACGTCGAGAAGGCGATCAAGGCACTCACTGAGGCGGAGGACAGCAAGATGCTCTTCGGCGAAGATCAGCCGGCGCCAGTAGGCAGGGTCGGCACAATCGGAAAAGTAACCGGAGGAACCAGTGGCAACGACTTCCTGGCATCGATCAGGGCGGCCGCAGGACTCTCCAACACATCAAACGAAGGAGATCAAAACAATGGCAAATAACAACATCGCTTTATTCAAGCAGTACATCGGCGGCGTTCTCGATGAAGTATACAAGAACGCATCACTCACAGCAGTCCTCGATGGAGCTTCTGAGCTCGTAAGAGAGGGCGCAAACGCAAACGAGCTCGTCATCCCTAAGATGCAGATGGACGGCCTCGCTGACTACAGCCGCAACGGCGGATATGTAAACGGCGACGTCACTCTCACCTACGAGTCAGTCTCTTGCAACTTCGACCGCGGCAGAATGTTCCAGGTTGACAGCATGGACGACATCGAGACTGCAGGCGTGGCCTTCGGAAGACTCGCTGGCGAGTTCATCCGCACAAAGGTAGTACCTGAGCTCGATGCTTTCCGCTTCGCTGCATACGCAGGCGTGTCTGGCATCAGCACAGTCGCAGCTGCAGATCTCGCAACAGGCGCAGCTGTTATCGCTGCAATCGCAGCCGGCGCTGATGGAATGGATGACGCCGAAGTTCCTACTTCTGAGCGTTATCTCTTCATCACTCCTACACTTCTCGGTCTCGTGAGAGACATGCAGACAACTCAGAGCAAGGCAGTGCTCGACCAGTTCGCTGGTGTAATTAAGGTTCCTCAGGGCCGCTTCTACACAGCCATCGAACAGCTCGACGGCAAGACATCCGGCGAAGAGGCTGGTGGCTACGCTAAGGCAACAGGCGCGAAGAACATCAACTTCATGATCGTCCACAAGCCTGCTGTCATCCAGTTCGAGAAGCACGTAGTGCCTAAGATCATCACACCTGAGCAGAACCAGGACGCTGATGCTTGGAAGTTCGGCTATCGTAACGTGTCTATCGCTGACGCTTATGACAACAAGGTTGCAGGCATCTACCTCCACAAGGCTACAACCTAAGGAGGTGCACTATGGCAAGGACTATCGGATGGGTAGCTCCTGAGGCCGAGGCAAAAAAGAACACAACGGAGCAGGCTGAAGAGCCTGCTCCTGCTGTTTTGGAAGAGCCACAGGCAGAGGAGAAGCCCAAGAAAACAACCAAGAAGACCACAAAAAAGTGACAAGGAGGGAGCGCTAATATGGCCGCACTTGTATCGTGGGAGTATTACAGCTCCCTTTATTCAACCATAGGCACGCAGGCCGACTTCGAGAAGGCCGAAGCGCTCGCCGAGAAGGATCTGGCCAGAGTGATCGGGCCGCTCAGATGGGCGGAGCTCGTGAGCTCAGACTGGAGCACCGAGTTCTATGCTGACCAGCTGATGGACACGATCTGCAAGGTCGTGAACTACCAGGCAACGGCAGGCAAGAAGACCGGCGCAGGCGTGGCCTCCGTATCAAACGATGGCTACTCTGAGAGCTATGCACTGGCCAAACAGTCAGACGCTCAGGAGGAGCTTCAGAAAAACATCCGGGCCTGGCTATCCGGCACCGGACTCGTGAGGGCGTACTAATGGGACTTTTTAATGATACCGTTACAATTTACCAGAAGAGCGGCGGAAGCTGGTCGAGGACCGTCGTCGAGGGTGTGCAGTGGTCGGACGTTACCGACAAGTCTCTGATGACCGGCCGCCTCACCTCATCCAAGTCGGCGAACATCACGTTCCCGGAAGAGGTACTTGATCAGATCAACCTGACAAGCTTCACGGAGGAGGATGCGATCTTCTTCGGAGCTCTCGAGGATGAAGTCACAACAGTGAAGGGCTCAAGGCTCTCCGATCTGCTGGCAGCTCATCCGAAGAGCGGCATCATCCGGAGCGTGAACGACAACAGCAACCGCGACCTGCTCAAAAACATCAAGGTGGTGGTGTACTAATGCCGAACATGTTCAACCTCAAGAGCGTGAAGGTGGACCCTGATGGCGTCCTGGACGCTCACGGCCTGGCCAAGAATGGCGAGGTGCAAAAGTTCATAGACAGCGAAGTGCTTCGCTACTGTGAGCCCTGCGTTCCGTTCGATCAGGGCACATTGATCCAGTCCGGGATCATCAACACGGTGGTCGGATCCGGGCAGGTCAAGTACAGAACACCCTACGCACGGCGCTGGTATTACATGCCCGCAAACTTCCAGGAGGCTCCACGGCGTGGGAACTACTGGTTCGAGCGTGCGATCCATGAAGAAGGCGGCAAGGACAAGATCCTTGACGGCGCGAGAAAACTCGCAGGAGCAAAGACATGAGCGAAACATACACAACCATATCTTCAGCAGTCGCGGCGTGGCTCTCATTCTTTGAGAACATGACCGTGGACACTAACCACGTGACCGACGGCTCCGACAAGTACGGACTCTTCAAGTCTCCGACCAGGAACGTGAAGAACTTCCTGAACGGGAGCTACGAGATCACTGAATACTATCAATTTTTTGCACGGCAGGCATCCGTCAGCGAAGAGGACCGCAAGGACTCGGACGCATGGCTGGAGGAGCTGGCCTACTGGGCGGATGACTTCAGCTTCGAGTATGAATACCCGGCGCTGGATGGGGGTCGCAAGATCAACATGATCGAGCTGACCGGCATGCCGTACCCTATGGAGACAGGATCCAGCGACACGCTGTTCCAGATGTCCCTTGCAATAACCTACACACGTGAAAGAGAGGTATAACAAATGTCACTTACAAGATTAAAGAAGCACAAGTTCATCCCCTACATCAACACAGGCACACACGAGGCTCCTGTGTGGGCACGTATCGGCAAGTCTACGATCTTCGATCTGACTCTCAACGCCAACATCGTGACCAGCGACTTCATCGAGGACGAAATGCCCACCGATGACGTCACATACTACAAGCCTACGCTTCCCCAGGAGCTTCAGACCAACGCAGGCGACGCTTCCTTCGATCACATCTACGCGATGTTTAAGTCACTCCCTACTGGCGAGGACATCAAGAAGGAGGTCCTCATCTGCTTCGCTGGAGCTACCAACCCGGTGGACGCATGGCTCACAAACAGCTCGTTGATCCTGAAGGATCTCAACTCCGTGGACGAGAAGATCTTGTTCGACATCAACATCAACAAGATCACAAACGGCACCGTGGCCTTCGACGAGGACACAGGTGCGCCTACATTCACAGCAGCCTAAGAAGTAAAAACAGGAGGAGAACACAATGATCTACACAGTTATCATAAACGACCGCAGCTATGACCTACCCAAGAAGACGCTGGCCATCACGGAGGCGCTCGAGCAGACCGCGAAAGTGGACGAGCTCAACATCCCAACCCGTGAGAAGTACCGCAAGGTGCTGGACTGCGTCATCAGCTTGCTGGGCAAGGAGGCAGTCGTGGAAGCACTCGGCTCCACAGATCTGAACGAGGTGGATCTCTCAGAAGTGACCATCGCCTTCCGCAAGATCGTGGACGCCTACAACAGACCGGTGCAGGATTATGTCAACGCAAGCGGACGAGGTGCTCTTGATGGCATGCCTATCGACCAGATGACGAACCTGGCCAACGCAGCCACCCAGATCCTCAACGCAGCGGACGCGGTCAAGAAGTGATTGATCTAACGAGGAAGTCCCTGCCGAACACCATCGAGGTGTATGGCAGGGCTTTTTCTGTATACACAGATTTCAGGGTGTGGCTTCGGTTCGAGATCGAACTGGCTGAGCACCGCAGCAAGGAGCCCCTGAACATTGACTACATTTTCAAAAATGACAGACCGGTGTATTGCCCGATCCGAGACGTCCTTCAGTTCGCAAGACCGAAGAACGAGCTCCCCAGGAGCGTGAGAGGAACGAGCGACGCCCGTCTCATAGACTTCAGGGTGGACTCTGACCTCATCTATGCGGCATTTTTGCAGCAGTACGGCATCGACCTGATCGACGTGCCTGAGCTTCACTGGCACAAGTTCCTGGCGCTCTTCAGAGGTCTGAAGGGCACGAAGCTGGACGAGGTGATGGGCTACCGTTGCTATGAGAAGCAGACGAACAAGAACATCGACCCGTATGAGGAGATGAGAGACGCCTGGGCGCTCGAGACAATACTCACCCCGGAGGAGGAAGAGGAGCTCGAGGCATTTAACCGGATGACAGAAGGAGGTGACAGCAAGGGCTGATGGATCTCTATTATTTGACACAGAACTGGACACCAGTGGCCTCAAGACCGGGCTGTCTGGTATTGGAGGAGTAGCGAAGGCAGGCCTCGGCGTAGCGGCTGCCGGCTTTGCGGCAGTAACAACAGCAGCCGCCTCAGCTACCTCAGCAATAGCGAACGGAGTCTCGCAGGTGGCCGACTACGGCGACAACATCGACAAGATGAGCCAGAAGATGGGCATGTCGGCCGAAGGCTATCAGGAGTGGGACTTCATCATGCAGCACTGCGGCACCAGCATGGAGACCATGAAGGCATCCATGAAGACACTGGCAAACGCCGCATCGACTGGCTCGGAAGCCTTCGATCAGCTGGGCATATCCCAGGAGCAGATCGCCAACATGAGCCAGGAGGAGCTCTTCAATGCAACCATCGCGGCACTGCAGAACGTAGAAGACGAGACCACGAGGACATACCTCGCAGGCCAGACTCTCGGACGTGGTGCGACTGAGCTGGGTGCGCTCCTCAATACAAGCGCAGAAGACACGGAGGCGATGCGGCAGCAGGTCCATGACCTGGGCGGCGTTATGTCAGACGATGCAGTCAAGGCGGCGGCAGCGTACAAAGACAGCCTGCAGAACCTACAGACATCGATCTCCGGACTGAAGAATAACATGTCGGCGGAGCTCCTTCCGGCAGTGACTCAGGTCATGGATGGCCTGACGCTGATCTTCTCCGGTGGAGACATGGACGCAGGCATGGAGATGATCGGCCAGGGCATAGATGAGCTCGCGGCCAAGCTCGAAGAGATCCTTCCGAAGTTCTTAGAGCTGGGCTCTCAGATCATCATGAAGATCGCCGAGGTCATCATCGAGAACCTTCCGACACTGATCGACTCAGGCATGTCTATCATCAACGAGCTGATCGCGGGCATTATCGAGGCGCTGCCTCAGCTACTCGAGGCAGGCATGCAGATCATCACCGGACTGGTGGATGCTACTCTGCAGAACCTTCCGATGCTCGTGCAGGTCGCTCTTCAGATGCTCCTGACACTTGCACAGGGCATCACTGACCAGCTTCCGACTCTGATCCCTGCGATCATTGACGTGGTGCTTCAGGTAGTGAACACCCTGATCGAGAACCTTCCGATGCTCATAGAAGGAGCGATCCAGCTCTTCCTCGGCATCGTGACCGGACTCATCCAGGCACTCCCGCAGATCATCGCAGCACTGCCTACGCTGATCGACAGCATCATCAACGCACTGATCGACTCGATCCCGCTGCTCATTGAGTGCGGCGTGGAGCTGTTCCTGGCTCTGATCGAGAACCTTCCGGCCATCATCGTGGCCATCGTGAAGGCTGCGCCTCAGATCGTGCAGGCTCTCGTCAGGGGCTTCCTTGAACTGGCTGTCAGACTCAAGGAGACGGGCACGAAGCTCATGGAGAAGCTCAAGGAAGGACTCACCAGCATGCTCTCGAACCTCGTGAGCGCGGCCAAGGATCTCGGCAAGAACATTGTGGACGGTATCTGGAACGGTATCTCTGCAGGATGGGACTGGCTGAAGGAGAAGGTCGGCGGACTGGCCACCGGTCTGTTCGACGCTGCGAAGAGTGCGCTGGGTATCTCTTCACCTTCTAAGAAGTTCCGCTACCTGGGCGAGATGTGCGTGGCAGGTTTTGACGACGGCATCGATGATCTGATGGACGGCGGAAGTCTCGGGGCGGCTATCAACAACACCCTGGGAACCGTAGCGGCCAACATCGGCATCGGTGAAGGCGCTCTCGGAACGTCCCAGACGTTCAACTTCTACGACACACAGACCAGCCCGGATGCTATCCGGAGAAAAGTCGCGAACACCATGACGTTCGGACTGGCAGGAGGTATCTAATGGCTAATATGGTTTTGATCCGGATCGTCCGGAGTGATAACAAAAGTTTTTTACTGGGAACGGGGACCTGGAGGATCCTCTCGAACGGACTGAAGGGCATAGACTTCCCGAACTTCTCAGTGTATAGCGATAAGAACGGCGTCGGAGACGGCGCCCTTTTATCCGGCAAAAGAATAGACGACCGTGATGTGCAGATCACCTGCAAGAGCGTGGACCCGTCAGCGAACCAGCCGATCAGGGAAGCCACGATGGCGTTCTTCAACCCGAAGTTCACCTTCAAGCTCTTCATCACATACCAGGGCGTGACCAAGTGGATCGAGGGAGAGCTCCAGGGCTTCTCCTGTCCTTCTGAGAACATCCACAGGCCCATGACCCTGACCGTCAAGTTCTACTGCAAGGACCCGATGCTCAAGAGCGTGGACGACTTTGGCAAGGACATCGCCTCGATCAGTGCAGGCTTCGGCTTCCCTTACATCGAGAGCGTGACCGAGAAGGTCATCCCGTGCTATGCGGGCATCTTCAACTTCAATCACGAAGTCGTGATCAATAACGACGGCGACGCCATGACCTACCCGAGAGTGACCATCAACTTCTCGGGGCATGCAGTCAACCCGAAGATCTACAAGGACAACTACTACGTGCGCATCCTCGGCAGCTTTTACGAGGGCGATGTGGTGGTCATCGACTTCGAGAACTGCACGATCAGGAAGAACGGCGTCAACTGGATCCAGCACATCGATCGCACCTCTACCTTCACGGAGATGGGCCTCGACATAGGAGACAGCAAGATCGGCTTCGAGGCGGATGATGGTGATGGCAACATGGCCGTGTTCGTATACTACAACAAGCTCTTCCTGGGGCTTTAAGGAGGTGAGCTGATGAACCTGGCGTTCATGGATAAGGACTTCAACATCATCAAGTACTTCAAATATATCAATCTGCAGTGGATCCGGCGATACTACGAGCCGGGTGAGTTCTCTGTGCAGCTTCCGGCTTCTGAGTATATGGCCGATGCGGTCTATCTGTTCACGAAGGACAGGCCGGAGCTGGGGCTCGTACAGAAGAGGCAATACGCGGACGGGTACGACGGCGAGATCATCCAGCTCTCCGGGTACTTTTTCGAGTACAAGCTCAACGACAAGATCACGTTCCCGCGCTTTAATGCGGCAGGAAATATCGAGACGCTGGCCCGCTCCATCGTGAGCACCTACAAGGCCGACATCCCGATCCTGCAGCTCGGCGCTGCGAACGATCCGCTCCTGGGATCTGATACTGCAAAAGAGAGCACCGGCGTGGGACTTGCCACTGTGCTCTATGAATTACTGCAGACGCAGGAGCTCTCGCCCCGATGTGTCTATGACTACGTGAACAACGTCATGACCTTCGAGGTGTGGCAGGGCAAGGACAGAACGCAGGACCAGTCGGTCAACAGCTTCGTGACCTTCTCCGAAGGCTTCCGGAACATGCAGAACGAGGAGGTCATCATTGACGCCTCAAACTTCAAAAACTACGCGGTCGTGATCGGCAACGGCAAGTATGAAGACGGAAAGCAGATCGAGGTCGACGTTGATCTCCGCTCTGATCCGTCAGAGTATGCTCAGCTGCTCTATGTCGACCAGACAGGGCAGTCCTTCGACAGTACGAAGCAGACCCGGGCCGAGTACGATGCGCAGCTCTATCAGGCAGGACTGGAAGAGCTGGCCAAGTACACCGACGTGACCAGCGTCACCTTCGACACCATCGACAGAGGTCTCACCTATCTCGAGGACTATGATCTGGGAGATAAGTGCGACGTTATCCTGGACAGCGTGAGCCAGTCGTTCACAGTCCGGATCATCGAAGTGATGGAGGTCTTCAAGGAAAACAAGCACACCGTGACCCTGCAGTTCGGTGAAAAAGTTCCAACAGTTTATTCAAAAGCGAGGAGGTAAAAGAAAAATGCAAAGCATGACAGCGTTCCCCTTCACCTCGATCCTCAGCTACGACGAGCACGGCTGGCCCGTTCTCGACAGGGCTGTGGGATCCGAGACTCTGCGGAAGGTTCTGCAGAACTACTACACGAACGGCGTGTTCGTGGTGAAAGACTCCACCAGTCTGCAGGTGACTGCTCCGGCGAGTGGTGGCGGATATGTTCAGGTGAAGCCCGGCTCCTGTCTCATCAACGGAGCCACAGGCTACATCGACGAACAGGTCGAGCTTGATCTCACAGCTGGCGACACTTCTCTCCCGAGAATTGACACCGTTGTGGCCAGACTGAACGACAACAGCGACTACCGCAACATCTACCTGGACATCCTGATCGGAACACCGGCCAGCACACCGGTAGCTCCTACACTTACGCAGACCGACTCCATCTGGGAGATAGGACTGGCCAACATCTACAGGTCAGCGAACAGCACAGTCGTCACACCGAGCAACATCACAGACACAAGGCTCGACACGACAAGGTGTGGCCCTGTCACAGCGATCCAGGAGATCGACACAGAGGCACTGATGCAGCAGCTCAACGCCTATTATGATGAGTTTGTCGAACAGTGCGAGGAAGACTACAACACCAGCAGGGCGGACTACCTTGCACAGTGCAACGCTCTCGTCCAGCAGATCACCGACTTCAACACAGCGACAGAAGCGGAGATCCTTGCCTGGTTCGAGGATATGAAGGACCAGCTCTCTGAAGATGCAGCCATTCATCTGCAGACTCAGATCAACGCCATCAACGAGAAGGACTTCCTGGAGAAGTACGGCCTCGTCAATAAGGTGGCCAGCATTATCAAGAACACAGAAGGCATCACGACCCAGATCGTGGAGACAAGCACCGACGACAGTGTGATCGCGACCACGACCTTCACACGAAACGCGGAAGGAAGCACCACACAGATCACCACCGACGTCGTGCCTGCTGCCGATACGTTCCACTACGTTAAGACGGTAGTCTTCGAGACTCTCGACGGCAACGGAAGCAAGAGGATCACGGAGAGCTACTCAAAAATAGCTAAATCATAAGGAGGAGAACA